AGTAACACCTGGTATCATACCAGCTCCAGCAGCTTGTCCAAAAGCATAAGAGCCACCACCAATGATAGCAGCATCTCTTAATGCTCTTTTAGTGGATTTACCACGTAGTTTTTGAACGCCAAAAGTGGCTAATGCTAAAGTAAACGGATCCATAATAATACTATATAGTATTACAATATTACCACTCTAAAATTGCTTAATCAACTCATCAGCAAAGCAGGCCGTATACTGATGCTCTCCAACATGGGTAATATAGTCATTAACTAGACAATAGCATTTACCACCCATATCTCTCCATCTTTTACAAAAGGCAAAATCCTCACCTAAATATGTCTTAGTTTCAGGGTCGTGAAGCGTGTCAAAAAAGTTATAAAAATATTTAACTCTTTCATTTTTACCATTAATTATATTATCTTGTATTATTTCGTACTCAGGATACTTGTCTATCATCTTCTCAAATACAGATCTTTTAATCATCATAAACCCTGTAGGTGAGTGAGTTACCTCGATAGCTTTATCTTTAACTTCGATACTTTCAGCATTAGCGACTTTAAAAGGATATCTATAAAAAGCTTTATATTTTAAATCATCAACGTTTTTAATTTTGTTATTTTTAATCATGTACAATGCCTTATCCCAACACATGTCCTTTAGAGCATACGGAACAGATATAACATCTTTATTCGCCTCTAATAAATTAAAAGCACTTTGAGCCTTAAACCCTATATCAGAATCTATAAATAATAGATGACTAAACCCGCTTTTAAGAAAAGCAGATACGCATAGATTTCTACCTTGTGTTACTAAAGATGATTTATAAAGTTGGAAAACTATTTTAATTTTTTTCTTTATGGCCATCTTTTGAAGCTCTAATAATGATTGAGTATAATGTATACTAACTTCTGAATGCACTGGCGTAGCCACAAAAATACTTCTTTCGTCTAAATCTTTTTTCTCGTCAAACCATATTGGTTTAGAGTTTGGATCTGTGCTCATTTAAAAGTCCTTGTAAAAATTGACTCCACTCTGATTTACGTCTATCCCAAGAGTAAAAGTCATTATAAAATGCTTGCTGTCTTTTTAAAAAATCTGGCACTGTGCCTTTGTACAAATAATTGCAAACCTCATCAATAGAAAAAGCAAATAGCTTAGCTAAATCTTTATAATCTTTTGTATAATTAACGTACACTGGCCATTCTGAACATGTTTCAAACAAAGCTCCATAATTAGTTGTAATCATGTGTAAACCAGCTGTTAAGGCCTCTATAGCTGATATACATGAGGTTTCTTCCCAAATACTAGGGAAACAATACAAGTCATATTCTTGTAATCTTTTTCTTATTTCTTCATTATTAACATACCCTATGTAATTAACATTAGGCAAAGCTTTTGCTTGCTCATACAAACCTTTGTACTGATCATCATTGTGTTTTTTAAATTGATCACCATATATCTGTGTGCTGGAGAATACATCTAACTCCACGTCTTTATTTTTTACTAGTTGCATCGCGCCTAACAACACATTTAATCCACGCCAAGGGGTAGAATGATATATTAATTTAACTTTGTCTTTTCTTAAAAATATTTTTTCTGGAAATCTTTCAACTGCATTTTTAATAACAGTAGATTTATGACAAGGTATTTTAAACCTCATTCTAAATTTTTCATAACACCAGTGTGAATTAAAAACGTAAAAATCGTATTTTTTATGATTATCTTTGTTGGAAAACCATTCAATTAAATTAGGTTGGTCATAAGAATTTTGTTGCCAAAGTATGTTAATCTTATCTTTGCTTAAAGGAATTTTTTCGGGAACTGATGTAGTTATTTGGAAATTGTCTAGTAGATCATTATCTACGTATTTATACAACAATCCATATTGAATTTCAGTCCCTCCTAGAGGATTCATTTGGTATCGCTTTTACCACCGATTGAAGCTGGAGTTATAATTAGATCTTGTTGAAAATCTGCTGAAGTCGTGTCCGTATTAGGATCAGCTACATCAGCGTCAAATTCAGCTTTGTCTTTATACTCCTTACCAGTCCTTTTGTGTTTAATTTTTTCTACTGCATGTGCAGGTATTCTTCTTATTTCCATATTACCGTCCTTGTCCTTTATAGCGTTGTTTCTTCATACTCTTTTTTTTGTGTTTATTCAATCTCTTTGTGTGTCTCCCAGGTCTTTTTTTGGGAGTTCTTTTAGTATAATTATTGACACCAAATTTAGGTTTCTTCTTAGCCATTTTCTTGAGACCTGTCTATTTGAGCGTAACTTATCACACCTTGTAATTCACCTGCTGTCCCTGCCGTCATTTTAAGCGCATCACCCTCTTCTAGAACTAATGTTTGATTTATTATATCAACTACCTCATTTGCAGGTATCTGTTTGTTTCTAATTCTAAAAGTTGTTGACGAAGAACTATCAGTAAATTGTACAGATAAATTTACTGGTGACGCAGATGCGTTATCAACTTGTATTTGTTTAATTAAACATCTAGCTGAAGAAGGTGAAGTTAAAACAGTGGTCGTATCTGTTGTGCTTAAATTTATTCCTGCATTTTTATATTGTATTGTCATGATATAAACCAGTTAAAAGTTGATTGTTCATTTTTTAAATCTTGTTGGTAAGAAGTATTTAATTGTTGTTTTACCGTATCTAAAGATTGCAAAACTTGTCTTTGATTTTCAGGTTGATAAGTTTCTTTAGGCTCTGGAATGTAAGCTGTAATTTTTGCCATTATCTTCTACCATCAGGTTGTACATCAGCTCTAAAAGTTCCATATCTCCATGATTGACCCGTGCTTGTGTTTTCTATTTTTAAACTTGCAGCTCTGCCTCTGGCTCGGGTATCAACTTTTTCTGTTGAGCCAGTGACTGTAAAGGGACCTAGAGGTGAAGACGCCGCTGTATCTACAGGAAAGTCTTTTAAATTTATTGTTATTTGTGCATCGCCTGTTATTCTTTTGAAATCTGGAATAAATCTTCTTATTTTAGTAAATACTTCTCCGTTTCCATCTAATGATAATTGAAAGTCACCTGACTGAACATTAGCTAAAATAGCAGTGGTGCCTGAAGTATTAACTTGATCAACACCTTTTTCATGTTCATAGAAAGTGGTAGATCCATTAACATTCGTTACACCTTTAATTGTTGGAAAATTTGGCACTCCAGTTGAACTAAATTCTGTAGCATAAGGATGATCAAATAGCTGAGCATCGTAATATGTTGTTCTAGCCAATGAGCCTGTTGTCCAAGTGTTTTCAGTGTAATTAAACGATACATTTCTATCAATTGTGTTAGATCCTGATTTTGGATAATACCAAGTAACCTCACCGAAAAGTGTATTATAACCGGCATAAACTTTTTTAGCTTGATCAAAACTTATTCCAAGATCACCAGTATTATTAGTTGTAAAAACAAAATCCTCAACAGAACAATCAAGACTTTTAACAGTACCATCGTAAACAAAGAATCCACCTGAGTCTGCCATCCAATAAACAACTCCATCTGCATAAACTAATGCATGTTTGCCAATCAAACCACAATTAGATCCAACCTTTCTAATTGAAAATGTAAAAGGCGGACCAACAAATTGAGATATGTATGCAGCGGTATCTGTTAAAATAAAAATATAATCCTTACCTTTTACAGCTCCTCTTATTTCTGTCCCGTCATCAAGTTGAAAAGTTCCAGCGGTGTTGGTTGATGTAGGTGCATAATCTGCAATATCCTCTTGATCAGAGAATCTTATAAACATTTTATCTTGTTTAGTTGGATCACCGATTGTTGTCTCTGTGCCTAGATGAAACAAGTGTCTGTCTTGATCGGAAACAATCGTCATCACTGATGCTGTTGGATTTCCTGATGCTACAGTAGCTCTTGTTTGTGGTGCGTTCGAATTAGAGTTAATAGGCTCCCAAGTAAAAGTCTTTCCGTCTAATATAGTTGCAACTAAATTTTGTCCAAAATTATCTAAAGACCAATCAGCTGATGGTAACACCACTGTGCTGGCAGATGAGGCTTCACCCCAACCAACAAAGTTTGTAGTGTCCTCTACAATCGCACCATTAGAGTGTGCTGATCTTGTTGATCCATTAGCTCCTCTTGTTATTCCTGTAAGATCATTAGATGACTTACCGGTGTACGTTATTAATTCACCGCCAACTAAAATCTCACCTGTAGTTGGAAATGCGGATGCATCGGCTCT